AGAGGCCGTGAGTGTTATCGCTAAGCCAACAGTTGCCGTATTAATCGAAAGGGTGACGCTCGTGTCCAGGGCGTTGACGTCGCCCCAGGGGATTGTCTTCCAGGGTTTCGTTGCGACGTGGTCTTGATCAATATTATCTAATTTAAACGTATTCGTAAGGGGCTTGTATGAAAACACCTTCGGCGTGTGTGACCCGTTGGAATTTACAAGAACAAGAAGGTCGCCCACTTGTGTGCTTTGCGTAAGAGAAGGCGTCCACGTAATGAGGTTCGCTTCTGCGGTTACGCGCGTGCCTTTATCAATCACCGTTCCGTTCGGTAAGATATACCAGTCGTCGGTGCCAGAGATTAAAAGAATCTTATTATAGGTTTTGTTAAAGGGAGTGTAGGATAAAATCTTAACGTCGGGCAGAGTCCCGCCGACGAGTCCGTCCATTACCGCCTGCGTGCCAGAGTTGTTGATGTTGACGAACTTCGTACCTCCTCGGTACGCAGCTCCGCCGGACATCTGCGGTATAAAATTTTTAATTGTCGTACACGCTCTTGTGTACTGCTCAACGTTGGTTCGCCCGAGCATTCTCGGAGACCACTCGCCTGAGCCAAAGTCATTGATGGGAAAATTAAATTTAGCCATGGTTTAAGACCTTGAGTTCAGCCAGCTGTCGGCGTAGACGCGGTCCCCGAGGGACTCTTGCGCATCAAACGATCTAACAGTTGCTAACTTTCGTTCGTATTGTTTCATAAGACCATCAAGTAAAGTTGTACTCTGGGTAAGAGCATAACAAATATCGACAGCAATCTTCAAGGATAAAACTTCCGCAAATCCAGGTGTGAACGTGGAGGCGTCTGCTTCGTCTTTGATGTAGGAAATATTAAGCGTTGAGCTGTTCGCAACGATAAACCGTCCCTCGACGTGCCACTCTCCCGGGTCTTGGTCGGTAGAGAGAACGCGTAGACAGTCAGACGGGAGCGCAAAACGATTGTCCCACTCAAATAGAGGCGGGGTCGCATCAGCTGCCACCGTGTCGCGCTTGATCGCAAAATTCCATGGGTGCGCGTACAGTAAATCCCTGCGGATTTTATTATACTGCTCTTGGAGAATGCGCGCTTTTTCACTTAAATCTGAAAGCGCCGATATTCTCGACGCTCCGATTTTGATAAGCGCATTGTTACAGATTGTGACATCAGTCGTTGCCATGCGCCTACCTCAATTCTCTAAACTTTAGCGTACTTAACGTAGCCTTTGATGGTCCCAGTCGTTACTGTCCAGATAGTAGAAGGGGCCATTTGTAGGTCCACTTCTGCTGCGAACAACTTCAAGTGACCCGCAACTGCTGCGCCTGCAACGTCTGCCATGTTCTGCTGAGCTGCTGCTGTGTTGATGTCAAGCGCTGCAAAAAAGCCCGCTGCTGACGCCGCCACAATCGCTGTTCCAGCTGAATCTAGTTCTGCTGAAGCGGCCCAACCAACGTTGATTGCGCCACCCGTTCCCATGTCGGGAGCACTGATCTCAACATCTAAAACTCTTGCACCCTTAGGGATTTTGCAAAGTTTGATAAAGTCGCCCGTACCTGGAATAGTAGTCGTAGCTACGTATTCGAAGTACTCGATCATTACTTTGCCACCACGATCAGGCGCATTGATTAGATCCGCCGGATTGTTAACAAAAGCAGCTTGGTATTGCGTGCCGTAATATGTAGCCATAATTAAGACTCCTTACAAATGATTTCAACCACTTGTTCTTCTTCCAAGCGAGTAGCGCCAATGCTCATACGTGCGTACACGCGAGTAGAGAAGCTAAGACCCGGATCTTTTGCGATTTCAGTGGCAACATTTTCACCCTTAGCGAATAACAGACCTTGCTCAGCAAATGCGAAAGCAGCTCTGTTGACACCAGAAAAAGATGTTAAACCAGCAGTTGTTTGAACCACACCAGTAGCAGCAGTTCCAGACAATGCTGTCGTAACTCCTATGATTGGTGATTCAATGCGGATGAACTTGAAACCCAAGTAAGAATCAACTTCGCCCATTACCAACGCTTTTACGTTTGCATAGTCTGAAGAAGTTACTTGAGTTAATGAAAGAAGAGAATCTATCTGAGAAGAAGAACAAACAACGTAGCGTTTACCTTCTACTTCTTTTTGATCCATCATTTTCTTAACTGCACGAAGTGTTATTACGTTTAGGTTAGAGAATGATGTTCCATCGTTTGCGGCGTACTTCTGAATATCCGGAAGTACGATTGCAGACGTTCCAGACTCGCCGCCGAACGCTGAACCAAGAGCTTGCGCTGCGATCTCAACGTCTTTTGAACGACCTAGTGCCCAACCAGCAGCCATCACGTAGTGAGACGTTGGGTCCCATAACATACGTAATTTGTCCTGCTCGTCGATAACATCGCCCCACTCTTTGTCGATAAGAGAAACCATGCGACGTGAGTGTGGTGTATCCATTTGAGGCGTTGGAGAGTGGCGACCGCTGCGTGTTTGCGCAGCAACTTTGCCGATTCTATCGTAGAACGCGGCCTTACTTTTTTGAACTTCGTTACGAACAAGCGGCTCTAGGCGCGTACCTTGTTGTTGAGATAGCATCATGACGTTCGAGTTAAACTGCTGAACGCGGGCTACCGTAATTTCTGAACTCATCAGAGTCGTCCGTAAGGGTTAGTTAATTTTTGAAAACAAGTTTGTTTGAGTTGTCTCCAAAAACGGAGGCTCGGGGTGGTCACTCATAGCTGTGACCCAGCATGAAGGGGTTTGTCTGGTGACAGGCAAATTATCCCTGCCACCAGTGTTCGGTATTTATTTGTCAGAAGTCAAGAGGGGTATCGGAGTTTATACAGCTCCTCGACCTCTTGCGTAAGTATCTTGTGCCGGGCGTGGGTTTTATCAAAATAGGCCGCGTCCGCTTGAAGCTCAACAATCTTTTTGTCTAGCTCCTGGGGGCCCATTCCGTTCGGCTGTCCCTGGCCATCAACAAATTTATGTTCAGCGTACATCTGGCCGCCGATTTTTGCTAAGAACTTAAAAAACTTCGCATCACCCTGTAAACCAAGTTCTTGGATGTGCGCCAGGAAGTCGGCTCCGCCTTGTTCTTTTAAAACTTTATTAGCGCGCGCCAACTCCAGGTCTAGAGACTTGCCGAAAGTATCCTGCAGATCCTTAGCGCCCGCTTGGAAACGTTTTTGGCCCTCTTCTTTAGCTGACTGCTGGGCTATAATGTTCTGCTCACCAAACCAGTCGGCGAGGGCTTGCGCTTGCTGCGGTAAAATCCCTGCTTTATGCGAGTGTACAACAAACGCTTTCGTGAACTCTGCGTCGATGTCCGTGCCTTCTTTGTATTTAATCTCGTACTTATCGGGCGTGTCGGGCCGGCCTAGTTTTTTGTAAATATCTTCCCACTGCTCCGGAGTTGTCGATGCACTCGGCTTGGCAATTTTCTCAACACCGATTAATTTTTGTGCGTCGATGTAAGATCGGGCCAAGGCCTCAGCTGAAGTAAACTTGGAAAGGGTGGCATCACCCTGTAGCTCTTTAGGAAGCGAAGATTTCCAATCGGAAGGGGTAGATTGCGCGGGATCTTGAGCAGGACTAGCAGCTCCGGGACTCCCTGGTTGAGTAGCTGCTGCCGGTGCAGGACTTCCACTAGCGGGTGCGCCCGTAGCTGGGCTCCCACCTGAAGCTGGAGCAATAAACGAACCTCCACCTGCGCCTCCTCCGTCTATCGGTTCTGCTGCGGGGCTTCTTACGACATTATGTAACTTGATTCTCATACTCTGCAATCCTTTCGATTAATTTTGCGGCATCCATTTGAGTAAACTTAATAATTCGCAGTAAAACGGTGCGCTCACCCTCGGCTCTTGCCATCTCAACTGGATCTTTGGGCAGGGAGCGCATCATAAAGTGTGCGTCCATCATATCTAATAGGAGTTGTTGCCCTTGGATGGTACCAAAAACGCGTTTGTAGAGCTGCACCCTAGATAGTGCACGCTCTCTTGCAGGAATTTTTCCAGCCATTAATTTATCCCATCATTTTTGTGGCAATAGCGGCGGTCTCAGTCTCCGTACGACTCTCTTGCATGTCGCGCATCTGCTGTTGTTGCTGCGCCATCGCCTGTTGTTGCTCTGCTCTACCCTGCCGAGTGGCTTGTACCTTCTTAAAGTCGACAAGCATCTCTTGAGGGGCAGAGAAAGTTCCTATGAGGATACGGGCTATCGCATCGGAGTCAATGTTATCCCACACCTCTGGATGCACCTGACCAAGAGGTGCTATCGCTTGGATTACGCGCTGGATACCTTGGCCCTCGTTCATACGTTGGGACTTAGCAATTAAAGATGAGTATTTAACGTCAACCTGTCGGCCCTGTAGTTCCTGCGGAGGGGCTTCGATAAGCCCGCGACGCCACATAATACCGAACACGCGGTTGATGAGTGGGCGTAAGAATTCTGACTGCATACGGCCCAGTACCGGGCCCAAGAGACGCATTGATTCCTCAGTGCGCTGAAGCACCTCGGTCGCCGTCATCATCGGTCCACTTTGTCGTAGCTTGAGTTGGTCAACATAAAACGAATCGCGAACTCTCTGTCTGCGATCCTCCATAGCCTGATAACCAAAATCAAGACGAGTGTCATTAAAAATTGGACGAATAGGATCACTACCAGCCCGGCGGTAATTAACTCCACCTGGCCTTGTAACGAGCGGACCAATAACTCCATCGTCCTCCATCTGAACGGGCGGATCTACGAGCTTCTGGGCTCC